TGTAGATATAGATGGCGCAGTAGACATGGCTTCTTCATTAACTGTTGGCGGTGCGTTTACTTCTTTAGGCATAGACGATAATGCCGATGCTACTGCTTTAACAATTAATAGTTCTGAGCAAGTCTTAATTAATGTTGCCTCACCATACTCAGGATCAACTGCAAATTTAACTGTTAAAGATGCGATTGATGTTGGTACAAATGAAGCAGATCAAGGAACGATTGCTTTTACAAGAAGTGCAACAACTGGCGTTATTGGCTCATTGCAAAGTAAATGGACTGGTTATGGTCAAGGCGCAGAAATGAGATTTCATGCTGACAATGTAAGCGGTGGAGCTCAAGCAAGTAGTATGACATTTCATACAACAACAGGTAACTCAGCAAGTGAAAAAATGAAAATTGCTGGAAACGGACAAGTTTCAGTAGATAAATCGGCTTACATCAAACAAGTAGCCATCACTTCAAGCTCTAATGCAGTAGCTTGGGATGCAGCAGCAGCAGCCAACGCCTATCATGTTACTACAGAGAACACGACTTTCTCAGCTCCAACGAGTGCTGTAGAAGGTGCAATTATTTCTGTCGAGATAGCACAAGGCGGAACAGCAAGAACAATAGCTTGGAACACAGTCTTTGAATTTGCTGCAAGTACAGCTCCTACAGTAACAGCTACCGCAAGTAAAACTGACATATTTAGTTTTAGATACAACGGATCTGTCTGGCAAGAAATCGGTAGAGTTCAAAACCTAGCACAAACATAATATGGAAACGCTACAGCGTACAGCAAATAGAGGAAGTATATCTACTGGTAATTATGAGATTGATAACTCTACAAAATTTGAAGCTGATAATACTGAAAGAATGTATCGTGCTTGGGGTGGCTCAGGTGGTGGTAATGACCAAACTTGGACAGTTAGCCTTTGGGTAAAAAGAACTGAACTTGGAACTTTACAACATATTTGGGGTGCTGGAGTAAGTGGTAATGATGTATTATTAGTTAGTTTTCAAACTGACAATACCCTTAAATTTAGATCAACTAAAGATGGTGCTAATGATTGTGTCTATGTAACTAATAGGGTTTTTAGAGACACTTCAGCTTGGTATCACATAGTTGTTGCTGTAGATACAACAAGTGGAACAGCAGGAGATAGACTAAGAATTTATATAAATGGTGTTGAAGAAACTTCTTTTTCTACAGAAACAGATTTTGCACAAAACGATAATACTTTACATAATGCTAATAGTAGCTACATGGAGATAGCTACTGCTATTGGTGAAGCAGATAGATTTTGTGGTTACATCTCAGAGGTTATTTCTATATCAGGAAGTCAATTAGCACCAACAACTTTTGGTGAATTTGATGGTGATTCTGGTATATGGATTCCAAAAGCATACACAGGCAGTTTTCCACAAAACTCAGTTTATTTAGAATTTAAAGATTCTTCTAGTTTAGGAACAGATACAAGTGGAAATGGTCAAACTTTTACACTTCAAAACATCGCAGCAGCCGACCAAGCTACAGATTCTCCGACCAATAATTTTGCAACCTTCAATGTTTTACAACCAAGAGCCAGTGGCACAACTATTACTAAAGGTGGTACAGATTTTTATATCAATTCTAATTATCAAACAGCAGTTTCATCTATAGCAGTTACAACAGGCAAGTGGTATGCAGAATTTACCTGCGATTCAACCACATCTTTTATTGGTATTGTTGATGTAGAAGATGCTTATGTTCCGCAAAATCACACTGGTTATTATTTAGGTTATGCAGGGGGCAATCAAAATAGATCAGTTGGTTTAAGATTATCCGATGGTGCTTTATTAAATAGAACTGGCGATTTTTGGGGTGCTGCAGCTAGTGCAGGCAACATTATTGGTATTGGTTTGAACATGGATGATAGAAAAATAAATTTTTCTGTAAATGGCACTTGGATGTCATCAGATAATAGTGGTACACCTGCGAATGGTGCTACATGGAACACAAGTTCAACACTTGGCGATGCTTGGACTGATGTTATAACAATGGGTGTAACTGGCTACTCAAATATTCATTGGAAATGTAACTTTGGTGGCTACACAGACATTTCAATATCAAGTGGCAATAGCGATGCCAATGGATATGGTAACTTTGAATATGCAGTACCGAGTGGTTTCTACGCCTTATGCACTAAAAACTTAGCGGAGTACGGATAATGGCTTATACAAATATAGACGATCCTTCAGCACATTTTCAGACTGCTGTACATACCTCTACAAACGCTGGAACAATTACAAATGATGGGAACTCAGATTTACAACCTGATTTAATTTGGTCTAAAGCAAGAGGTTCTGCATTTAATCATGCACTATATGATTCAACCAGAGGAGTTACAAAGTTTTTAAGTTCTAATGCTACAAGTGCGGAAACCACCGCATCCGCAGGTTATGATTTAACCTCTTTTAATACTGATGGTTTTTCTACAGGAAACAATCAATTTAATACTATTTGTGGCGGAACAACCTATGTAGCTTGGCAATGGAAAGCCAATGGTGGTACGACCTCAAGCAATACGGATGGCTCTTTAACCTCTACAGTACAAGCAAATACAACAGCAGGGTTTAGTATTGTTACTTATTCAAATCCTAGTACAAACGACAACACTATCGGTCATGGATTAGGAGTTCAGCCCGAGATAATTATTTTTAAAAATACAGTAGATGCTAGCAACTGGTATGTTGCCAGCAAATATTTAAGCAACTATACGACTAAATATTTAGAACTTGATACAACTGATGCGGAACAGACTCATGCAGATGGTATGAACAGTACTGCACCAACCTCATCTGTTTTTAGTGTGGGTGGAATTTCAAGAACAGGCGACCAAGGAAATTTGGCTGTGGCTTATTGTTTTGCTAGCAAACAAGGCTACAGCAAGTTTGGCAGTTATGTCGGTAATGGAAATGCAGATGGTTCGTTTGTGTATACAGGATTCAAACCAGCTTTTGTAATGTTAAAAAGAACCAATGGTGCAGGTGGATGGACAATATACGACAACAAGCGAGGTTACAATGGTAACAACTATGAGCTTTTTCCAAATTCATCAGAAGTAGAATACACAGGAACTTCTTATTTTGAAGCTGATATATTAAGTAATGGTTTTAAATTAAGACTAACAAATAGTCAAGTTAATGGTAGTGGAGATTCATACATCTACATGGCATTTGCAGAAAATCCATTCGTAACATCAACAGGCATACCAACAACAGCAAGATAGGAGTATAATTTTAATATGTGGGCATTAGTAGAATCAAATAACGTAACCAAGGTTTATACCAGACCTAAAGCAATAACCATTGGGGATGTATCTTATCCGCAAAATATCTTTATGCTTTGGTCTAGCGATGAGCTTGAAGCAATAGGCATTTATGAAGTAGTTGTAGATAACAGCAATCTAAAAAATGGTGAATATTACATTAACACTAATCAATCTTTTGCGTTTGCAAGTGGAACAGTAACAGCATCTTATGGTACAGCTACAGCAAGACCTTTAGATGATGTTTTGTTTACAGCAGCCGATGAGCCACTTCCAGAGGGAACATCTATTGGTGATGTAAAAACACCCGGAATTAGACCTCAACATTTAAAAGTTATTACAGATCAAGCCTATGGTTTATTACAACCTAATGATTGGTATGTGGTCAGAGAACAAGAAGCTGGTACAGCTATTCCTGCTGATTGGACTACTTTTAGATCAGGTGTAAGAAGCACAGCAGCAGATATGCAAAGCAAAATAAACGCTGTAACAACTGTAGATCAGTTAGCAGCTTTGTATGTTTACAACGATGCTGAACCACCAGTTAGACCATTAGGTGAATTTCCAACTCCACCCGAGGAGTAAAACATGGCGTTACTACCCGTAACTCCACCACCAGGAATCGTAACCAACGGAACTGATTACTCAAACAAAGGACGTTGGGTAGACAGCGATCTTATTCGTTTCCAAAATGGTTCACTCAAACCTATCGGTGGTTGGGAAAAACTAAAAGACACAGCTCTTACTGGCACTCCAACAGGGATGTATGCCTATAAAACAAATGCGGGTAAAAATGTTTTAGCTGTTGGCACTAGACAAAAGATTTATGTTTTATTTGATGATACTTGGTATGACATTACACCATCAGGTTTTGTAACTGACGCATCAGAGGATGCGCTAGGATTTGGTGCGTACCAATATGGCAAAGAAGATTACGGAGATGCAAGAAGTCAATCAGGTTTATTCTTTGATTCTCAGTCTTGGTCTTTTGATAACTTTGGTGAACACTTACTCTTTTGCTGTGCAAGTGATGGCAAGATCTATAAATGGAGGCCAGACGCAGGTTCAGGCTCACCTGATGCAACAGGTATTGTTCTAACCAATGCTCCAATTAATTGTGCTGGTGTATTGGTTAGTAATGAACGACACGTTATCGCATTAGGTGCAAGTGGCGATCCAAGAAAAATTGCTTGGTCATCAAGAGAAACTACAACAACATGGACAGCAGCTTCAACAAATACTGCTGGTGATTTACAAATACCAACAGGCGGTAAAATCCTAAGTGGTATTAAATGGCAAACAGACATCGTAATCTTTACCGATACAGGTATTGCTAGAGTCTATTACGCTGGATCACCTTTTATTTATGGTATTCAAGATGCTGGAACGAACTGTCGAGTAACAGGCCCAAGAACAGTTGTTTCAGCTGGTAACTTCTTGGCATGGATGGGTGAAAACGCTTTCTTTATTTACGATGGTAATGTCAGAGAGATCCCATGCGAAACCCATGACTTTGTATATGACAACTTACAATATAACTTCCGTAGGGTTTCATGTGGTGGACATAACTCAAACTTTAATGAAATTTGGTGGTTCTTTCCAACTTCTTTCTCATCGCCTAATAAGTATGTTATATGGAACTACGCAGAGAATACTTGGTCTATAGGATCTATGGACAGAGGTTGTTGGATTGACCAAGGCGTGTTTGACTTTCCGATTGCCTGTGATGCAGCAGGATTTGTCTATCAGCATGAAAGTACAACACTAAGCAACTCAACAAACATTGGTTCTGCTGTTCCGTTTGCAAAGAGTGGGCCAATAGAAATAGGCAATGGCGATAATTATGTGCAATGTAATCAGATTATTCCTGATGAAGAAGCTAATACATTGCCTGGTGTAACGATTAGTTTCAAAGGTCGATTTACTCCATTAGGAGCTGAACAAGACTTTGGATCATTTACCTTTGAAACAGATGGCTACACAGACGCGAGATTTACAGGTAGACAAGTATCTATGACAGTTACAGGAACTACCACACAAGATTTTAAAGTTGGTAATATAAGACTTAATTTACGCAATAGAGGGCGTAGGTAATGGCAAGACGAGCCTTAACCAAGCCTGGTGAAAATTATGATGCTTCATACCAAAGCTATCTGGTAACAGAAATAGAATACCGGGATGGTTTAGCTTTTAAAAAAGGCGAACGAATTGAAGCCAATGGTGGCGATCAAACAGAAGTCGTTTTAGTGAGTCCAAATGGAACTAAGTACAGAATCACAGTCGATAATAGCGGAAACCTCTCTACCACCCAAGTCGCGTAAGGAAGATTGGGA